TGTAGTTCTGTGTAACAGTCTGATCGTTTTCCCAAAATACTTCATCAGTACCACCACCTTGAGCACCTGCTCCAGCAAGTCCCCAACCTAATGTACCACTTTCGTCTGTTGAGATAAGAGCATATCCATTTCCAGCAGTAACAGTGCTTTCTGCGGTAGGTGCAGCAGAAGGTAAGACTAAAGTTAAATTAGTAGCTAAAGTAGCAGGAGCTTTCATATCTACATAATTACTTCCATTTGCGGTAGCTTCGCTAAATCTCAGTGAATTTTGTGCTTGGAGCGTTATTCCATTAGCATCAAATAACATTTGCTCTGTACCAGCAGAAGAAAAACCCATTACATCTGCGGATTTTCTAAATAATCCTAAGTTTGCATCGGTATCAAAACATAATGCAGGTGCGGAAGCACTATTAGAATCATCAAGGAACAGTTGACCTGTCATTGGTGCAGTAGATCCACCTGATCTTGGTAATAAACCTAAATTTGCTTGATTTATATTTCCCACTTCTGTAAAACCATTGCTAGAATTTATTATTTTTAAATCATTTGTATCACTCCTAAGAAACCACATTCCCGTCGCACGTTGACCAGTAGTTATATCTGTGTCTTTTGAATTACTTGATTGCAATGCTTTTAAACAAGCCTGTATATCTAGCCTTACAGTCTGACCAGAAGCATTATCAATAGTAAAATCTGTTACATCACTCATAACTAATTACTTTTTGCCTCCATTCTACCCTCCTTTGCCAAAACCAACAGCACTATAGGTAAATTGCCTAATTATACTAGCACCACTTGAGTTTTTAAAATGAACAGTAAATTGAGTTCCAGAAATACCACTTAGTTCAAAGAAATCTCCTGTTGCCATGTTTTGAGGAGAGATATTAACGGAAGGTTTTGGAATACCTGTAATGCTAGACGTACCAACAAAAAATGGTGCTGCAAAAGTAACTGTTTTTGCTCCAGCACTCCCAGTTCCATCTCCTGCTGAATCAGAAAAAATTACAGCCGATTGTTCAGTTCTTGATGGCATTTCTGCTGAGTAACCTAGTTGCTGCACTAACATATTCTGAGCAGGATCACTGGTTTCTAATGTTGTCTGAAACTGAAAACCTCTTCCTTTAAATGTTCCATTTGCAAAAGTATTAAAATTTATACTACTAAAATCTGAATTTGCGTATGCCGAACCACTTGGCGCAGTGGTTGTTGTCCTTACTGCTACTGTAGCGTTTGCACTATCAGCAGCATCTCCATCCCAATCAGGCCAATCATTTACTAAACCTATTCTATTGTCAAACAAATCTGAAGGATAATAACCAGCACCCTGGAAATGCCTTTTTAACACAAGAGAAAAAGTGCCTTCAAGATCAAGAATATCTGCAAAAGTATATGTTCCAGTTGCTTTAGTAGCAGGACTTGTAATTGAAATATTACTTAAAATCAATCCACCTTTAGTCGAATCATATTGAGTATTGCTAAATAAACTACTTGTTGTGTTATTGAAGGGAGGACTATCACTGTCTTCTCTATCAGTTTTGACGGTTATAGAATCAAGAATATCAACGAGAGAAAGATTTACACTAGCTGCTGTCGCACTAAATCTACCTCCATCATCTTGAAACTTAAGAATATACGTTCCAGCTAATGCAGGAACAATCGCTTCAGTTGAATTTCCAGCTACAGCTTGAATAACATCCTGTGCTGATTGGAAAGTAGCAGAGTTTCCTGTTAAGTTGGTATGTCTTATATATACTCGGCCACCATGCAATACGTCTGCATTAGTTGATTGGTCAAATCTTAATCTTACAAACTGTTCATTTATCGGTTCAACCGTTAAATTACTTACATCGTCTGGAAGACCTGATTTACCTTCAGTAGATATTCGACCCTCTAATGCAGAACTTGATATTCTTAATGATGGGTTGTAAGAAAATACTCGAATATCATAAAAGCCTTCCTTAGTATCCATTATTTCAAAGTCTGTTCCAAACACAACTTGCGTTACAAAATTATCTGTAGCTCCTCCTCCCGCATCAAAACGGTAACTTAGCTGATATTGGCTTACTCCTTGTGGCTTTTCAATAGTAGTTCCTGCATTTGTCTGCTCTTGTATAGCATTTACAATTTCAACAGGTTCTTTCCAAGATAATATTAATTTACTTCGTGCTACCCCATTTATAACAACTGTCTTTTCTTGAGCTTTTAAAGTGGTTGGAGGATTAACAGGTGCATTTAAAACAGATATTGTTCTTGTTGGCAAAGCAGTACCATTTTCAATAAAATCATATTTACCCTCTACATAAGATAAAGCTGAAATTACATAGTTAATATCATCTTGTTCTTCTACTTGAATAACTCTAAATAATTGAGTTTGTAGAGTTGTACTAGATATTAAATAAGGAGAGTTTGTAAGAGGTGCTGATGAGAAAGCAGCTTGTTTAACAACTTCACCTTGATCGTTTACTTTTGAGACAGCCTCAGATGAATCTTCTAAAGTTAAAACTCCATTAGTTATATCTCCTACTTTCCCAAATTCTACTGTTCCATCGGGCAAAATTACACTAATAATTGGTGCATCATTTAACGCTGGTAAAGTCGTTTGTGCTTCCGCATCAATAGTAATAGCAGTAGTTGTCGCAGATACTACACGACCACCTCTTCTGGCTCCTGCCCTTACTGGATCGTTTATTTCAATAACAGAACCAGGTCTAACAACAACTCCTGAGTCTATAGATGTTGAGAAAGTAACAGTCTCACTTTCATTTTGTTCGGCAAAAAGTATTGCACGGCCTAATCTTGCAGCCTGATTACGAGAAGTACAAGCAAATGCTTTTACTTGTTTTACTATCGTTCCAAGTTTTGCTATCGCTGTTGCGTCTTCCACTACTTCAAAGTCAACTTCTCTTGAATCCATGTTGAAGTAGCTAACAGAAACAACACTATGTCTAGTTTTTAAACTACTGCCTTGATATGTAAAACCTGCTTCTCCAACATTAGCTAAGTTAAATAGATAACTAGCTGTAGTTTTTTTGTCCTGGGATATGGTTACAGAACCAGCAGACCATATTGGCATACATCTCATAACACCAGACAACTCATTTATTGCGGCAAATGCTTCTTTAGGACTTTGAATATTTACATTGCAACTAAATCTAGCTTCTTTTACACCTGATCCTATTCCAGCATCTACTAACTCATTAGCATACTTACTTGCAGCTACAAAACTAAATAAATCTAAATTACTGTCTGTAACATGATCTCCCAGACCATACCTCGTGTTTGTAAGTAGATCAAGCAAACACATAGCTGGACAATTTGTATAGGTAGCTGCTCCCATTACTCCGTTAAAAACGTAGCCTTCTGGATAGCGTATTCTTCCTGTAGCTAAATCAACATTTGGGGTTCCAGCAAAAGTACAATTTGATGTTGTAACGGTTTGAGAAGCAGTAGAGGTTAAAGTAAATGAATTGGCATCAGGCACAGTTTGAACTACAAAAGTACCATTTACTCCAGCACCAGAAGTTGCAGTAAACACTACTGATTCACCAACGAGTAAACCATGATTATTATTATTAACAGTGACAACAGTAGTTGATTGTGTGTAAGTTGCAGATACTACAGAAGCACTTGCTCCTGGTATTCTTACCTTTACACCTCTAATTCGATACTTTCTAGTTGGAACACGATTAAATTGTTTACTATCTAAACGAAGAGCAGCATAAGCACTATTTGGATAAGTTGAATTATTATCTATTACTTCCTGAAAACTCATGAAGTCAAAAGAATTTTGTCTTTGTCCATCTGTACTATCTGGAGTAATACGCACGACTCTTATATCTACAGTGGTAAATCCGCTTGTTAAATCTATTCTGTGATCTCTAGCATAAGCATCAGCAGTTCTACCACTGACACTTGCTCTAACTTTAGTAACGTATCCTCCCGAATCATGTTGAATTTGAATTGCATATTGAACGGTATCTCCTCTAATATCTCCATCACTTTCTAAAAGCTGAATTTGAGGCCAATTTAAAGTTATGATGACAGCGTCTACATCTGTGTTTGTAATTTGCCTAGTAACAACACCGTTTAAACCAGTAGTCTGAGCAGTCCATGTAACTCCACCATCAGTTATTGTCTGTCCAACAGTTGCCGTTGCAAAAGCAGCAGGTTCAGTTGTTCCAGCTTGTCCTGCAACTGTACATTTAAATGAAATCTCAGGTGTTGTTTCTGCATTAAGACTGCTGGTTACTATTTGATTAACTGTATAGTTTTTCCCAGTTACAGTGGTTGTTGTCGAACCATCTGAGTTTTCAGTTGTTGTGCTAATAACTGTCCAAGCGGTAGCTAAATCATCATTTTCAACTTCGACTCCAACAGCAGTGGGTGATCTGCTTTCATCAATATTTGGAATACCACTCATTGCAGTTTGGTTGGACGTTCCAAATTTGGATTTAAAAGTTACATCTTTAAAGTTAAAGTCAGCCTCATTTGGACTAGCACTTGTAGCAGTTGACTGAAGTACTGGCGTGTCATCAAGAAATACATCTTTTAAACTTGCATTTTCATATGCTGTAGTTCCTTTAGTAAGACCTTCTTTTGATGCACTAGCAAAACCTTCTATCTCTCCTTCAGATATTAGATCTTGGATAGTAACAAACTGTCTACTATGTAAAGTATCAGGAGCACGGTATGGAGGTGGAGGTGGTGAAGGTCTACTGCCAGCACCTCTAATAATTTTAGTTTCGTCTGTCATGCTTCCACCTGATTAGTGTCAATCGCTGCACTTATTACAACACTTCCTGTAAATATTTCGCCATAAACTATTGGAACGGGAGTACCTGCTCTTGATGTATTTTGAACCCCACTAAAACTAAAAGATAATTGTGGATCTTCTTCTGAATTAAACTTTTGAGGTTGTGGCATTGGAAATAACATTTCACTAACTCCCATAAGTGTTAGTCCTAAACCTAAGTTTGCCAAAGTTGAAGCAAAAAATGTTCCTCCTGTAAATCCACTCAGGCCAAACTTTAAAGGAGCATAGGGAACTACAGCACCACCTGTGACAAAAGCAAGTCCAATTAATGCAGCACCTAATAATACTTTTGTAAGACCTCTACCAGCACCACTGATCGCTGGAATAAAATGTATATCTTCTTGTCCAACAGGATAATCTAATTCGCTTTCATCAATATCATAATTACCAACTTTTACCTGATAATATTTAGGACTCATAAAACGTTCTACTTCTGGAAAATTATGCATTAAAAAACTTACTGCTTTGCCTACAGTATTTAATTCCACCTCAAATTCTTTATGACCAACGAATTTCGCCAGTTCTCCATACAGTTTTACTTTACGAAGCATACCGATACCTCTTTCCCGTACATTTTAACAGCCATTCAGAGTAAGGCTCTCTACAAGATAGTCTATCGGTTAAATGATGAATAACATCTCCTTCAAAAAATAATGCTACATGATTTAAAGTTGGATGCAAAATACTCATAAGTAATACATCTCCATCTTGTAATCTTTCATCTGGTCTAAGCTCTCTAAAACCTGTTCTCCAAGCACAACTCTCAAATAATGGATTATCCATAAATTCTTCTGGGGTTGTAGGTCTATCCCAATCCTTTAATTCAATATTCTTTTCTTCTTTATACCAATCTCTAACTAAACTCCAACAGTCTGTTATACCCCACACCCATTGGCGACCCAATAATGGTGGTTTGTATCCACATGGCTCTAAATATGCCCATTGCTGAGTTTTTGGGTTAACAATATGCCATGGTAACTTACTATTCTCACAACCAATTCTGTCTGCTTGGCTAGGAGCAGGTGGTGTTATTGGATGACTATGAACTACACCTACAATCTCACCTATATTATCTGCCTTTACATAGTCTTCTGGGTCGATAATAAAACATTGATGATCTGTAATTGAAAGATTACGGCAAGGGTAATATCTTTCTTTACCCTTTACATTTAACAATAGACCACAACATTCTCTCGGATCTTCTCGTTGTGCATGAAGTAGTGCTTTATATTTCCAGGTCATCCTACAAACGTACCAATAGAAGGAAATAGTGATCTAGTTGCTTGGCGTTTTGGTATGCGTATTCCAGCAAGATCAGTAGGTGCAGCAAGTTCAAATTCAACAACTTCTCTAGTCTCTGTTGATTTGCGATCTATTGAATATACTTCTTGAGGAAACTCGGCAGTTGGATCAGCAGTTGCATTTGTTCCATCTTCAAAGTTTACAGCATCTAAGAATTTAGCAAGTGTTCTTATTCTAGTAACTGTTGCTCCTGTTAAATCACTTCCAGCCGTGGCTTTATTAACATCTATAAGTATTGATGATATGAGTCCTGTGGCATTACTAACAGTAATTTTAGGTCTAGGTAATTGACCCTTTTGAAAAGCAAAACCTGACGCTTGAACAGGAAACCTAAGATAAGATTTACCGGCCCATACTATTTGATTATTTGCGTTTAAATTACTGCCAGCGTGAAAACGATATATGTCAATACTTTGAGCAGTCCAGGTAATTTCATTATCAGGCACCGTTCCTCCGACAGAAGCAGATGCAAATCCACCAGGTTCAGATGTACCACTTATCCCTGGTACGGTACACCTAAAAACATTAGTATTGACAGGATTATTAGCCCTCACAATATCGCCAGCTTCATATTCTTTATTAGCTTCCCACGCACTATAATGTAATGTATGATTTAGAGTTAAAACAAACAATTCAATAATCGCTGATGGGTTAATTGATTGTAAATTGGTAAATACCTTTTCATTTACTGTCATTATGTCGTTGGTTCAAATACTTGTCTAAAGGTGGCTTGAATTGTAGCTCTATTTTTAAACCGTATCGACTTATTCCATGACTCGCAAACAAATTTAAAGTTAGAAGCAGTTTCTCCAGGTAGATGTTCAGCAGGAAAGTCAAAACTATCACTATCATTTGCTCTAGCATCTAAAAATGTTTCTATCTCATCTGCTTCTGTTTCTGAAACTTCATAAGTAAAATTAAAGACCTTTGGATTTTGATGTTGTGCAAGACCAAAAAGAAGGCGATGCTCATAGCCATCAGCAAAACGGATAGTGCGAGTTAAAGGTGCAAGTAATCCTCCTGGTCTTTTTTGTTGTAATATCTCAGATTGTACTGCAACTGATATAAGACGGCCAAGTTCCCTACCCTGATCTTCGTCACCTTCAACAGAAGTACCAGAGGCATCTACATTTATAACTATATTTGTTGAACCGCCAAGAGCATGGTTTGGTGTAATCGTTCCAGATACACCTGGAGTAAATAGTTCTGGCCCACGCTCTCCTACAATATAAGAACCACCGCTTTTAACTGGACCACCGTTCGCCCTAAATATAGATCCTAGTAAACCTAACCCTGGGGCAAAAGTTCCAGTTGCATTACCAAAAATAGCCATATTTAAAGCAGCATCTATCATTTTATCTAATACATTTCGCATAACGTCATTTAAGGTGGATGTTCCTCTTATAAGATCCTTTATACCGTTTCCTATATCGGTAGTTATAATTTCACTCATTCGTTTAAATGACTCTTCTACGAGGATTGCATTGTCGGCTAATTTTTTAGCTTCCCTATTCTGCTCAATAAGCTGTCTTACATTTATTTTTCCTGTGGCTATTTGTTTCAATTCTTCTCCAGTGGCAGCTTCTTCAATCTCTTTTATTTCTTTTCTTATTTCAGCTTCCTCTTTACCAAACATAATAATTGAGTCATATAACATTGTCTGTTCAACTAATGACTCTACTTTGCTTTTCTCTGCCTTAGCAGTATTCAAAGGATCTAAAGGGGAACCTCCTACAGTTGAAGATTTCAAACCTCTACTGGAAATTTTCAATATTTCTGACAACCTATCCATATCTCTTACCCCTGCAATATTAAAACCTGGATCTAATATGTTTCCTGGACCTTGACCTCCTACATTTCCAATTGGACCTGGACCCAAAATGGAGCTATCTAAATCTTCTTTAAATGTTGTAAATTTAGATATTTCAGCTATTCTTTTCTCAAGTTCTTTTTGTCCTAGTTGTTCTCTTACCTGTTTTAAGTTTGTATCTATAGTGCTGACCATAGTTGCTCTGCCTAATATTTTGTTTATTTCAGCTAGGAAAGTTGTAAGTGGTCCTGATATAAATAACTGTAATTGAGTGGAAAGTATGCCAAACTGTCTATTCATCTCTTTTGACTTAACTCCTAAATCCTTTAATCTATCTACACTCCCCACCCCAAGGACATCGTTAAGTTCTTTTGTTAATAGTGTAGCTAGTTCAGTTTGCTTACCTTGTTTTTGTAGTTGTAACGCTTGTGCTTGGACTGCTTCAGAACTAAATAATGATCGCTGCGTCATTAAACTCATTGTTCCAGATGTTGTTCGTAGTGCTTCCCCTAACTGTCTTGCGTTATCAGCTAACTGTTGGACAGTACCGACTAGTGCTGTAGCTGCAATACCTCCTGCAAAACCACCCATCTGACCAAACATTCCACCAATACCACCACCTAAAGCTCCTGCTGCTGCTGTTATTGGACCCTGACCAAATAACAGAGGAAATGCACCACTAATTAAAGCACTCTGAGTATCGAATCTTCTCCCTAAATTTCTGAACGTATTTGCACTAGATCCTGCTGGTCCTCTTAATAACTTACCTGTTCTTCTATCAAAATTTAATGCAGATTCAGTGGGAAGAGTGGAACTAGCAAATTGTGGTCCGTATTGGGCTGCTGTAAAACCTGTATCGCCTCTCATGCGTTCCAGCTTCTTTGCGTGGGCTGCTCCAGCTTTAGCAGATGCTTGGTTTGCTTTCATTGCTTCTTTTGCAAACTCAGCCGATCTCTGTTCTGCTTTGGCTTTTCGTTCTGTTTGCTTGGCTAATATTTCTGCTGCTTTTTCTGCTGCTCTCATTTCTGCACTAGGAAGAGCGAGCATACCCCCTTTTGAAGCTATTTTGTCTGCTTTGTTTAGTATTGGATTTATGCTCTTTGCAAATTGTCTAGTTTTTATTCCTAAATTCTTTATAAACTGTTCGTCAGCATCATTAGCTATTATTCCTCTTTTACGACCACCTCCACCGACTCTTTTTACCTTTCCTACTTCTCCTACTTGCTTTTTTAGTCGCTTAAGTTGTGCGTCTAACTTTTTAGTATCTAACTCTATATTTACTTTGTAATTAGCAGCCACGACTATTTATACTAAATAATTCTATATTAGCGTACTTTGCGAGTCTGGGCTTGTCGTCTTGCTTTCTCGTAAGCCTCTTCTTCTCTTTCAGACTTGATTAAGAAGTAAGCGTTCCAGTAGTACAACTCTTGTACCGACATTCTTTCCCTTATCTCTGTGATTGTATAGCCTAATTTTTCTGCTATAAAAAACTGTAAAAATAGAAAAGTATTCTCTTTTAGTTTAACTTTTTACGGCATCGGGGCTTTCCTCCTCGCCCATACTTTGCATTTTACCCATTATGTCCAGTAAAACAGACAAAGGTATTTCTCTCCTTAACGCAGGTAAATCTGCTGTTGAGAACATCTTTGCACCTGATTCATCTTCAGCTTTTGTAACAATTACCTGAAGAGCAAAGTCTAAATTACCCTCTTCTTTACCCTTGTTCATAGCTATTAGTGTACTGTTTATGGTGTCTCTATCAGCTATTGTAAGGGGCGACCAAAAGATTTTTAAGATAAGTTCTTTTCCCTTAAAAATGGAGTAGCTACTACGTTCTTCGACACTAAAAGCTTGCTTAAGTTTGTCGATTGCTCTGGTTGCTGGCATAAAAAATTGTATTTATTCCTGTAGTATAGCTTAGTATGTTCCTGCTGGCTTGGTTGTCTTAGTGGTAAAACCTTTATTCAACGCTAAAAATCCTTTATCTATATCCTTGAATATCTCTTTACTTTTTGTGTAGACATCGTACCAATTAGGAACATTGGGTCGAGGTGTTGTTCTA